TGGGCGTTGTACCGCTCCCGCGCCTGATGCAGCAGAGCAACTACAACTTCCAGATCATGTCCGCAGAAGGTTTGCAGATCAAGAAGGACGGCGAAGGCCTGTCCGGTGTGGTCTACGGCGCTAACCTGGCTTAAGGAGCAATCATGGCTGAAAAATACGAAGTGGTTAAGCCGTGGCACGGCGTTGCGCTTGGTGACGTTGTTGAGCTGGGCGAAGTTCATCCGTCGCTGAAACCGCATGTGCGCAAGCTGTCCGATAAAGCTGCTGCGGAACTGGTACCTGCAACCCCGGGCGCTGGCACTGACAACAAAGCGCGCAAAGAGGCAGTCATTGCCCGACTCGATGCGCTGGGCATTGAGCATAAAGGCAACCTGGGCCTGGAGAAGCTCACCGAGTTGTTGCCGAAAGGTGAACTCGAAAAGCTTTTCCCTGCTGAATAACGGCCGCCTCTAAGGCGGTTTTTTTATGCCCTCTTCGGAGGGCTTATCAGAGGCTCGCATGATTACCACAGAACAGGCCAAGGAATATCTGGAGTCAGTCGGTATCACGCTGCCAGATTTCATCCTGCAGGCTCTTATAGAGCAGGCTAACAGCATTCAGGAGTGTCTGGATGCGCATTACCCGCCCGCAACCGCCCTGCTAATTCAGTCCTATCTACTGGGTTTAATGGCACTGGGGCAGGGTGATAAGTACATCAGCTCTCAGACAGCACCTAACGGCGCATCGCGGTCATTCCGTTATCAGTCTTTTGCTGACCGATGGAAGGCATCTCTGGGGCTTCTCAGGGGATTGGACAAGCATGGTTGCGCTGCCAGCCTGATTCCTCCTGACCCGACAAACACCGCTTTTGCTGGCATTTGGATTGGCCGGGGTGGCTGCATGTGCAACGGGAGCCGATGATGGCGTTGATATCGGTCAAGCAGAGGCTCCCTGAGCCCTTCGTAAAGGTATGGGTTATCACTGACAGCGGGCGGCGGGTCACGGGTTACGTTAAAAGTAACGGTGAATGGTATTTGCTGTGCCGGAAGGTAGCCGCTGAGAATCCGGAGGTTATCCGGTGGGAGGATAATAGTGTCAGCCACGGCTAACTGGTCTTACACCAATGTCGCCACTGTCTACCCTCGCGTCTATGACGACTGGAACAACACCTGGACAAACGGCACCCCATACCTGATTGACTGCACCTGGACGGCGAACAATGAAGTTGCCGTTGATGGCAGTGGTAAAGAGTTCACCACGAACCTGATTTTCTTTACTGAGCTGAAGCGTAATGGCGTTACCGCAACCATGCCACAGCGAGACTGGTACATCGCCAGAGGTGACACTACGGCACTATCAGATCCGCTAAAAGCTGGCGCTAATGTCATCAAAGCTGTAACCGACTGGGATATGTCATTTTTCGGTGAAGAGCCCGACTACAAAATCCTGACGTGAGGTAATCATGCCCGTTAAAGGTATCAAGCGCGTCCAGATGAATACCAGCAGGGTGCTGAGTGACATAGCCGGAATACGCACGGAGAAGGTTCTGTATCAGGTCATGAATGCCGGTGCCAATCATGCTGCTCTAATCACTCCTGTTAAATCGTCAACCCTCATCAACAGCCAGTACAAGCGGCTCGAACCCATGCCCTCAGGAATGATAGGCAGAGTGGGTTACACGGCAAATTATGCAGCTGCTGTTAATGCTGCAAAGGGCAAGCTCAAGGGCAAGCCAAGGCCTGACGGTAGCGGTAATTACTGGGACCCTAACGGCGAGCCGGACTTTCTCCGCAAAGGCTTTGAGCGCGACGGCCTCAACGAGATTAAGGCCATCATCAGGCAAGGATACAAAGTATGACGCGTAGCGAAGTGTATGACGCTCTGAGAGCGTGGTTGCAGTCCCACGGTTTTGATGTCGGCTATCGCGTCCAGAAGCGCTCCTGGAACGAGCTGGAAGGAACGGAAAGGGAAAGATACCTTGTCATCCAGCAGAGCGGTGGCGGAAAGCCAGAAGAAGCGATAACCCGCGATTATTTCCGCATCCTCCTCCTGTCAGGCCAGAACGACAGCAACATTAACGAGATTGAAGATCGCGCCGACGCCATCCGCCAGGCGATGATCGACGACTACAAAAGCGAATGCATCATTTCGATGCAGCCAATAGGCGGCATCACCGCCATCCAGACCGAAGAAGGTCGTTACCTCTTCGACATTTCCTTTCAAACCATCATTTCCAGATAACACGGAGATAAATCACTATGGCGTGTGAATCGGGCGCTTTTACCGGGCGCGACGTCGTCGTTTATTACGCGATTGGATGCCCTGAAGTACAACCCACCGCCAGCGCTTACCGCCGACTCGGCATGATGCGCGGCAAAACAGTAAATGCAGAGTGGGAAACCGCAGATGCGACCGGCGACATGAGCGCTGCATTTACGCAAGAGAACCTCGTTACTTACAAGAACATTTCGTTCTCTGGTGACGGTGTGACCCGCAAAGAGGATGTTTATGCGCAGAACGCGCTTAAGCGTCACGTCTACAACCCGCCAGCAGAGACCAGCAACCAGCCGTATGTATGGTTCAAGATCATCTCTCCGAACGATATCACCGAAGGGCCGTTCATGGTGACATCATGGGGCGATGAGGCGCCGCACGACGACGTTGCCACCTGGTCTGTCGAAGCGTCCAGTGCCGGTCAGGTTGACGTGCGCGACGTTGGTGCAACTATCACCATCACTACCCAGCCACAGAATCGCACGCTGACCGTTGGCGATACGCTGAACCTGTCGGTGGCTGCGACTGTGTCTGACAATTCAGCACTGACTTACCAGTGGAAGAAGGGGGGTAGTGACGTCTCTGGCGCAACATCAGCAACATTCACCAAAGCAAACGTGGCTGCGGGTGATGCCGGATCATACAGTTGTCAGGTGTCTTCCTCCACAGCGGGCAGCGTGATGTCCGGGTCTGCTACGGTTGTTGTCAACGCAGCGTGATATCAGGGGCTTCGGCCCCTTTTTTTGAGAGGTTTCATGAAAGCAATAACCGATATCGGCCAGGCCGTTGTCCGCGCCAGTGGCAAAGAGGTATTCCTCAACCCTTCATTCCTCGCCATGTCTCGTATTGGGTCGCCGGAACAGATTGTTGATGCTTTCGTGAAGGTTCATGCCGGGCATTACCCGAAACACCGAATCTCCGATACTCAAATCCTGAAGGCGGCCAATGCCCGATGCTTTGCTGAAATGGCCGCATCGGCGGCAAACGTAGTACGGCATTGCTCTGAGGGTGATGTTGCAGAGTTGATTGGTTCGTACTCGGTGAACGCGGCAGGGCGACTGCTGTTCAAGCCTGGGGCTATCCCGATCGAGGATGTTATCCAGATTGCCCGCCACCTGATTCTGCATGGCGTAATGGGCGATCAGCCGCCGGAGGATTTCGAAGGAAAAAAAGGCGAATACAGTGACAAATTCGATGTACGGTCATTCGTCTACACCGCTGTTGCTCACCTCGGTATGAGTGAGTCGGATGCCTGGAACATGACAATGACCAGCTTCCGAGCTGCCATGAATGCCAAGTTCCCGCAGAAAGAGAAAGCCAGGGTGCCAACCCAGGAGAAATACGACGAGGTTATGGACTGGGCCGAGCAAATGCTGGCTATCGACGCGCAACGGAACGGACCGCATTAACCATATATATGAGGAAAAGGTAATGAAGCGAGTAAAAGTTGAATTCTCATCCGGTGGCATTGTTCTCAATAATGCTGAGTTTCAGGTGTTGCAGGGTGATCGCGTACTGATTGAGGACTCTTTATCAGGGAAGATTTCTGGTGTGTTCATCCGTAATTACGATGTAAGCGCTGATGGCGGCCCTGTGTCGTGTCGGTTCACTAAAGGTGATATCCCAGGCTTGAATGTGACTGCGACTCTATGCTGAGCCAATGATCCTTGCCTTACCCATTAGCGGAGAAATAACATGCAACCTGGTTAACCAAGGAGATATGCATGTTTGTAGCAGATGGATTGAAAGTAGACCCGGATAACAAAGGGTGGGTCTTGGGTTGGGGCGTGGTGCGCACTTCGCCCTGGCACCTTGTCGGTGTATATGCCACAAAAGATGTTGCTGAAACGAAAGCTGCCAATTTAGGCGTCGGGTACGATGCCGCTTACGGTAGCCATCGCGTTGGCAGCGATGACTTTGTGACCGGCACGCGTTTTCTGGAGTAAAGGTTAAGCCCACTCAGGTGGGCTTTTTGCATTTAGTGCTATCAACACATCTTCATATCTATTCATATTACCTGAGGGGTAATTTCTTCAGTTGTGACCCTATCTTTACGCACCAACCAGCGTTTTAATCACGCCAGTAGGTGCTCTTTAACAATTATTTCTTCTTTTTGCCGCTGAGGTAATCGTTGGCTTCCATCATCAAAACCCTGGCAAGATTCAAAGCTGCTTTGAATTCAGGTGAGCTTTCATCCTTGTAGTTTTCACCAATTGATGGCTGATCTGGTAAAAGCGTTATCCCCTTACCATCGCTATCTAGCGCATCCTGAAGTATCTGAACTATCTCTGAGTTCATCGAGCGGCCATTTTTCTTTGCCCTCAGAGCGATGGCTTCACGCATTCCATCTGGCATTCTGACCGTAAAGCGCTCAATAAAGTTTGGATTTTCTTTGTCAGTCATTTCAACAGCTCATCGGGTTTTCACAAAAAACAATGTAGCATCATATTGACATCACCCACAATGACATCATAATGGTGTCAAGCATCAAAATGATGTCATTAACGACAAAGGGGATAGCAAATGCAAGATCTGCTTTATGCCGGACGCAAGAACGACAGCTTTCAGCTTCGCCTGCCTGAGCGTATGAAAGAGGATATTCGCCGTCAGGCTGAGATGGATGGTATTTCTATTAATTCAGCGATTGTACAGCGACTCGCCAAAAGCCTGCGGGAGGATCGCAACAATGCTTGAGAAAATGGAAGCCAGTTATGTCGGTTATGCGGGTTTTATCAACAAACAAAAGGCACCAAAGACCAACAAGTTTGAGCGTGGATATATCTATGTTTTGAAGTTATCGAATGGTTACACCAAGATCGGTAGCACTGCTGAGCCAGCTTCAAGAATGAAAAGCTTGCAGCGTGGGCTTCGTTCTACCGAAGTCACCCTGGATCATCTTTGGTTAAGTGTTTCCCATATCAATTACAAAGAAAACGAGAAGAAAGTGTTGGCGTTTTTGGAGGGGAAAGAGCGTGACGGTGAGTTTTTTAACGTCACTTTTGAGGAGGCATTGGCTGTGGTAATGGGGATGGAAATTAAAACTACTTTCTCAATGGAAGAAATAGAAGCAAAAGAGGCCAGCTCCGCAGCTTTTATCAATTCGCTCAACCAGCTTCATGAACTTGCGAAATTACAAAAAAGTTAGGGCCCAGACAGCTGTAACTGCCTGAGCCCCATTTGCCAGAAACGTACGAGGTAACTGACATGAATAGTTTAGCAACATCTGATTTCCGATTCCAGGACGTGGAGCTTCATCCAGTCGAAAGGTCTGGAAACCTTTGGTTTTCATCATCTGATCTGGCTAAAGCTCTTGGTTATAAGAAAACCGACGCGGTTACTCAAATTTATAGCCGTTACAGCGATGAATTTGCAGCCAATATGTCAACGACCCTCAGGGAGAGGGTCGTTAG